ATGGATAAGTTATAGTGAATGAGAAATCCATTAATTATAGGAACAGTATTAGCAACTATATTAATATTTTTTTTAAACAGTATGATGAACTCAGCATTAGGTGCTGACACAAATACAGTAAGTTCAACAGTAATAGATAAATCAGTTCCAACAGCTTCTGCTCCAAGCGTAGTTGTAAATAATTCTGATGTTTGTATGGTAGCAACTAGCGGAGCAATACAAACAAACATACTTGGTATAGCAACTGGTCTTATGAAAGAAGATCCACTTTGTGCAAAATTAAAAATTTCATCTAGACTTTATTCTATGGGAATGAAGGTAGCGGCTGTGTCAGTTTTGTGTTTAGATAGCCGCACATGGGATAGTATGTATCAAGCTGGAACGTATTGCCCTTATGACTCAGCAATAGGAACAGATGCAAAGGAAGGCTGGTTAAATAATCCAGAAATGATACCAGATGGAAGTTTAATAAAAGCTAATTTATTAGAAGGAAAAGAAATAACAGTTGAAGAAAGAGAAGCTAACAATGAATTTACGAAGTTTATATTTATGGCTATGGCTATGTATATCGGTTTCCCTATCCTTTTCTAGTCAAGCTGTAGATTGCTCAACTGATACGACAGGTCTTTGTACCCCTACAATAGAAGAAATAATTGATGAAGTTATTACTGAAACAATAGAATTTGAAAATGGTGGTATAACAACAACAACAACCACAGAAACTACTATAACAACAACCACAGTTACGAATGAAGATTCTGGAAATATTTTAGACAGTGAAAATGATTTTGTTACTTCATCTAAAGATGGAGAAATGAATATTGATTGGGGAGGTCAAGGACCAGCTTCTATGCCTAGTGGCAATTCATGTGGTCAATTAGGAACTGATAAATGTGCAATGATAACTGGTTCTGGTAATTCAACTTCAACTATGGGTGTTGAGGGTATGGGAACTACTTTTATTCAAACAGTAGATATTTCAGAACTAAATATAAAACATGGTGGAGAAACTAATTATTCAATTAAAGTAGATAAACAAGATGCTGAAGATTCAATCTATATGCACATTACAGGTAAAAATGGAACGACAGATGTTTTTTCTGGAACTGATATTTTATCAGCTAGTGGTACTAATTCTGGTTATCAAACATATGAAAGTAGTTTTGATTTTTCTGGAAGTTTAACAACTGTAATTATAGAAATAGGAGGTAGAGATATTAATTTATCTATCGGACCCTTATTTGACTCAGTCCAAGTTAATGTTCTTTATAACGTTATCAATACCATTGTAACACAAACAATAACAAGCGTAGAAATGTTTGTTGCTTTAAACTCAGATGCAACAGAAGAAATTATAGATGTTGTTGAAGATATTTTTGACTCAAATATTCCAGTTGAAACAGATATAGGAATAGACTTTGCACCTATTGATGTTCAAGAGCCTAGTTATGAAGAAGTAGAAATTGAGATTGCTGAAATTGAAATTGCAGAAATAGAATTAGAGTTAGAAATAGAAACTGAAATAGAAGCTACAGAAGAAACAACAACAGAAGAGGTTGCGGTAGAAGAAGATATAACAGAACCAGAACAGCAACAAGAGGAAGCCCAAGAAGAAGAAGAGGAAACATCAAACGAAATAGAAGTAGCAAAGAACGAAGAGAAAGAAACAGAACAAATAGAAGAGCAAGAAGAGAAAAAAGAAGAAACTCAAGAAGAGAAAAAAGAAGAATCATCTAAAGAAAAAGCTGTTAAAAAGATTATGAAAAAGATGGACGATAAAAAAAAGTATGATGATGTAAACCAAACTAAAACCCTTGTAGTTATGCAAGTATTAGGGAATACTAAAACCTTTTTCCAAGATCAACAACAACTAAATGATAGAGTAGGATTTTTTTCAAATGTTGTTTTGCCAGACACAGTTATCAATGATAATGATATGGCAAGTTATTTTCTGTTTGTAGGGAGTGATGGTTTAATGAATGAAATGATAGATAGTCAATGGCAGAAGTAAGTTTTGGTGGTGTTTCCTTTAAGGGTGGACGTATAGTTGTTATAATAACAGCCTTATCAACTCTTATAGGTGCATTATGGGGCGGTTTTGAGGTTTATAATAGGTATTTATCTATGGAAAAGAAGATAAACAGCTATACAGCACCAGATTTAAGCGGTTTTGATAAAAGATTAGACCTTATTCAATTAGAAACTGAAATGCTACAATCAGAAATGACTATGATATTAGAGGAAGTAGAATTAGTTGCTGATGTAGCTAAAGAATTAAAGAATGATTTAAAAGCAGATGTTAGACGTATTGAAACTATTGTTGAAGATGTTGAGCAAAGAGTTAAACAAGATGCTAGAGATAATTCCAAAGATTTAAAAGAAACTGTTAATGAATTAAAAGAAGAGATGAAAGAGTTAGAAGAAAAGATTGATAAAAGAATTAAACTAGCCTTAGAAAACCCTTTAAGTCAATTAAATGGCTAAACAAACTGTACCAAAAGAAAAATTTGATAAGGTTGTTAAAAGAACAAGTATAGGTAACTCTTCACGCTCCAAGCCAAAAAATAAACATAAATTGAAGTCATGGAAAAAATATAATAGACAAGGTTGAATGTGGTCTATTTATACAATTATGTGTGTGCTTGGTTTATCAATCAATCCTATGTGTGCAGTAAATGGCAAATTGCCTTTAGAGTTTGATAATTTTGAAACTTGTGATAAGGCTGTGGACAGTATTGTGTTAGAATTAAATCAACAATTAAAAGACAGAGGAATATCTTTAGTTATGATATGTAAGCCAAATGCCAAAATTAGCACCTAAAACAACTAAAGAACATATAATTCATATTTACGACAAGATAGATCGTATAGAAAATAATCATTTATCACATATACAAAAAGACATTAACAGACTTAATTATATTCTATGGGCTATTGGTTTTATGATTGGCTCACAATTTTTAAATTGGATATTAAGAATGTTCAACTAGGAGTTCTTTATGGACGATAAAGAATGGGACGAGTTAAAACTTATCCAAGAAAAACTACACGAAGCATTAGATAAAGGTTATCCGCCACTTGGCAAAGGAGGAATAAACAATCCTCAAGGTGCTAAAAAAATCGTAGAAGATTTAACAGGAATACCAAGAACTACACTTCAAAGAAAAATAGATAAGATAGAAAAACTTGCATTAGAAAGTTCACATTGGACGATAGAATGGCACAGATACAAAGAAGTTAAGCCGCAAGTTATTATAGAAGAATATAAAAAACCTATTGTAAGAATACCAGCACAACAAACAACATTTTCTAAGCCAACAAAAGTATTTGTCATTCCAGACGCACATTGCTCACCAGAAGAAGATAATGCTAGATTTTTATGGATAGGAAAAGCAATCAAAGAATACAATCCAGATTATTTAGTTTGTATAGGTGACTTTAGCAGTTTTGATAGTTGCTCATTTTACGATAAAAACCACACAGTAAAAGGTCAAAAAAAACCGCCAATATTAGAAGATATAAATACAACAGAAGAATGTTTAAAACTAATACATGAAGGAATGGGTGATATTAACCCAGTTAAACATTACTGTTTAGGTAATCACGAAATGCGGCTATACAGATATGAAAACGAACATAAAGAAGTAGTCGGAGCATTTTCCCAGCAATATGAAACTCTATGGAGAAAAAGAGGTTGGGGTATTTCAGAATATGGAGATTTTTATTTTATTAAGGGTGTTGCTTTTGTTCATGTACCTATGAATGAAATGGGTAGAGAAATAGGCGGTAAGATGGCTGAAGCTAGTGTTATCTCTAATGGTGCAACTCACGATATAGTTTTTGGTCATTCACATAGAGAACGAAGCTGGAGAGCCAGTAAACTAGGCAAAGGTAATTATGTTAAAATTGTGAATGTTGGAACTTGTATGAATTATGGTCATTTAGAGGAATATGCGAAGAATAATGCAAATGGTTGGAGTTATGGTATAACGCAACTTATGATTTCAGATGGTCACATACAAAGCCACAACTTTATATCAATGCTAGAACTACAGGAGAAATATGACGAAGGACAAAATGATAAAAAAAATAATGCAACGAATGAGCAAGAGGGCTGATGATGGCATTAAAAAATATGGTTCAACAATGTTACACAGCAGAAAATCTTTTGTTGCGTGGATTGATGACGCTCAAGAAGAATTATGGGACGCAATAGTGTATTTAGAAAAACTGAAAACATTAATGGCAATAGAAATTAAAGAATTAGATAATATTGGAGGAACAGATGATTGATGAAGGTAGATTACAACAAGAAATAATAGACCATGAGGGCGGTGTAGTTTTAAAACCTTATAAAGATCATTTAGGGTATGACACTATTGGGGTCGGTCATTTAATTAAAGATAGTGAAAAACATGAGTTTAGAAATGGTATTACTTATGAAACAGGACTAAAACTTTTTCTAATTGATTACAGTATAGCTAAAAGAGATATGCAAACTTTTTTAAAACCATGTGGAGATATGCCAGACATAGTTCAAGAAGTATGTTTAGAAATGGCATTTCAAATTGGTTTACCCAAATTACAAAAGTTTGTTAAATTTAAACAAGCATTGACTGATGAGAATTGGTCAGAAGCAATTTTACAGATGGAGCAAAGTAGATGGTACAATCAGACCCCAAACAGGGCGAGAAGCCTAATGGACAAGATGAAAAAGTTGATCTGAGAAAACACAGAAAAAGACTTACTACTCCAGAGGAAAAAGAGTATATTTACCAAATGCGTAAAAAGTACAAGGAAGAGGATTTAAAAGAAAAAATGGCAAGAATAAGCAAAGGACTAAATTTATGAAAAAGAAAAAACAAACTAAAAAGAAAAAAGAAAAGGTTGAATTAAATTGTTTAGGTTATCCTGTTAATGATCCATATGGTTTAATAGCGGCTTTTTATAGAGCATTTGGAGGTAAAGATGGTTCTAGGTAAAATATTTGGTGGTGATACAATAAAAGCAGTTGGTAATGTTATTGATGAACTACACACCAGCGAAGAAGAGAAACAACAATTAAAATTACGATTTGAAGAAATACAAGCAAATTTAAAATCTAAACAAATGGATATTAATTTAGCTGACGCTCAATCTACTGCTGGTGGATTAAGTGGTTTTATGCAACGTAGCT